TTATGCTTTCTTTGCATCCTCAAAAACCTCAGGGTGGGACAAATTTGGGACATCGTCACCCAATATGTCGTCAATTTTCCTCGCGTGCTCTGTCAAATGATTAGGTGCAAGGTGTGCGTACCTACGCACCATTTCGATAGACTCCCAGCCGCCCATTTCCTGAAGTACTGACAGTGGTACACCTGACTGAATTAACCAACTGGCCCAGGTATGGCGGAGGTCATGAAAACGGAAATTTTCAATTCCTGCCCGACGACATGCTGTTAACCACGATGTGTTATAGTCCAGGCGCATCTTTCTGATGCTTGGTGTCATTGTCCCGTCAGGCCTTCTGGCAGCAGTGGTATAAACAAACACCCAGCGGTGATGTTTGCCTATTTGATCACGCAACACCTTGCAGGCAGTGTCATTCAGTGCGACCCCAATAGCGCGGTTTGACTTACTGTCTTCAGGGTTTACCCAGGCAACACGTCGCTGCATATCGATTTGTTGCCACTCCAGATTAATAATGTTTGATCTCCTCAGGCCAGTTGCCAGTGCAAATTTAACTACAGATTTCAGGGGATCAGAACATGCATCAATGAGTCTCCTGGCTTCTTCTTTTTCCAGCCATCTCACGCGTTTGTTTTTTACGGCAGGGATTTTGATTACAGGTGCTTTTTCAAGCCATTTCCAGTCTCGCTCTGCGGCGCGCAGAATAGCCTTGATCATTGCCAGGTGTGTTGCTTTTGTTTGCGTGCTCACCGATTTAGGTATATAGGCTGGTGGTTCTTTCCCTTTTCTTAATGCAGCCTCCACCTGCAACTTCCATCTCTCCTTTGTTTTTCGGTTATACGCTTTGCTGATAACTGAGTAGATCATTGCCTCCGATATATCCTTAATCCTTATTCCCTCGAAATGCTCAATCCAGAATGCGATTCTGGATTTATCGGAATCGATGGATTTCTTGTCGGCTTTTTCCTCAAGCCATCTCAGGCAGGCTTCTTCGAAAGTGACATCTGGCATATCCCCCAGTCTGTCTACTCGCCAGAGTTCTGCTTTTCGCTTGTCGTGCAACTCCTGAGCTTGCCGCTTGTCCTTTGTGCCAAGAGACTCCTTAATTCGCTTCCCGCCCGGGAGCGAGTACGAGGCGTACCATATTTCACCTCTGCGGAAGAGTGACATTTTCTTTCCTCTGTTATGCCATCACCCGCGCTCACCTGGACAGTATGCAGCGGTGAATGAAGTGCTGCAATGCAGGCTTGCCGGGTTGTGAGATAAGGTGATCTTTTACCGGAAGAATTTTTTCGGGTTGCCTGTAGTCGGCCCGTTCGTATCCAGTTAACAGCTGTTGGCCTTGATATCTTGAGAAACTTACAGGCCTCTTTGAGGGTGATACTGTGTGAATCCATATTTTCGCCATTAAAAACCACCCGAAGGCGGTTGTCAGTTGATTGATATGCGGCGCATTTTTCGAAGGCTGGCAATATGCTTTTCCTTCTCAATTTCTGCTTTAATCATGTGTAGTTCGTTGTGATCGATTCGCTCAAATTCTGCATTAAATGCGCTAATTGAAGCGGCTCTGGTTCTCCCATCCAGCCTGCGGAAGATTACCTGCGTCAGAGTGATTTTGCAGACTTCAACCGGATAGTTGTTGGCATCGACGAAAGACTGCCCGCGCTGGATTAGAACGAACACCTGTAGTATTCCTTAATTGTCATATCATTTGCACCTCGTTGCTACTGGCTATCACCATTGCTCCCCAAATACAAAACCAATTTCAGCCAGTGCCTCGTCCATTTTTTCGATGAACTCTGGCACCATTTCGTCAAAACCAGCCATGTATTTTTCATCCCGTTCGACCACGACATAATGCAGTCCTTCACGCTTCATACGCGGGTCATAGTTGGCAAAGTACCAGGCATCTTTTCGTGTCACCCACATGCTGTACTGCACCTGGGCCATGTAAGCCGACTTTATGGCCTCGAAACCACCGAGCCGGAATTTCATGAAATCCCGGGAGGTAAACGGGCATTTCAGTTCAAGGCCGTTGCCGTCACTGCATAAACCATCGGGAGAGCAAGCGGTGCGCATACTTTCGTCGCGATAGATGATCGGGGATTCAGTAACATTCACGCCGGAAGTGAACTCAAAGAGGGCTCTGGCGTCGTTCTCGTACTGTTTTCCCCAGGCCAGCGCTTTAGCGTTAACTTCCGGAGCCACACCGGTGCAAACCTCAGCCAGCAGGGTGTGGAAGTAGGACATTTTCATGTCAGGCCATTTCTTTCCTGAGCGGGGTTTTGCTATCACGTTGTGAACTTCTGAAGCGGTGATGACGCCGAGCCGTAATTTGTGCCACGCATCATCCCCCTGTTCGACAGCTCTCACGTCGATCCCTGTACGTTGCAGGATAATGTCCGGTGTCATGCTGCTACCTTCTGCTCTGTGACTTTCTGTTTCAGGAATCCAAGAACCTTCACAGCTTCAGCCTGTGTTAGTTCTGAAGATGTGTAAATGTTGCGGCGAAAAATCTGGGAACAGAGCGGCAACAGGTCGTCATCCCACGTTTTTTCCATGGAAGTAAGAAGGGCGTTAATTTCCGACATGGTTTCTTCGTTAACCGGGGTGATGTCGCGTTCCGGCTGACGTTCTGTAGTATATGCAGTATTTTCGACAATACGCTCGGCTTCATCCTTGTCATAGATGCCAGCAAATCCGAAGGCCAGGCGAGCACACTGAATCATGGCTTTGTGCCGTAACATCCGTTTGGGATGCGACTGCCACGGTCCGGTGATTTCTCTGCCTTCGCGGGTTTTGAATGGTGCGCGGCGACATTCATCCATCCACTCGGTAACGCAGATCGGGTGATTGCGATCTTTGCGGTAAATCCGGCATGTACAGGACTCATTGTCCTGCTCAAAGTCCATGCCATCAAACTGCTGGTTTTCATTGATAATGCGGGACCAGCCATCAACGCCAACCACCGGAACGATGCCGTTCTGCTTGTCAGGGAAGGCGTAAATTTCTTTCGTCCAGGGATTAAGGCCGTACTGGTTGGCGACGATCAACAATGCGATAAATTGCGCATCGCTGGCATCACCTTTAAATGCCGTCTGGCGAAGAGTGGTGATTAGTTCCTGTGGGTCGACAGAATCCATGCCGACACGTTCAGCCAGCTTCCCTGCCAGCGTTGCGAGTGCTGTACTCATCAGTTTTATACCTCTGAATCAATATTAATTTGGTGACGGGCGATGGTTTCAGCCATGTAGCGGATGTGTTCTGCCATGCGTTCCTGAAAATCGACATCGTCATCAAATGCACGGGAAATAGCTTTTTTGCTGGCCCCGTGACGTTGCAGATTATCGATGCATAGCGATTCAAACAGGTGTTGGGGCAGACCTTTTTCCAGGTCGTCTGCCAGCTCAGCTTCAGTTTCTTCACGGGCAATTTGCTGGTAGTGTCGTGCCCATGACTGCTCTTCAATGCGATCGGGGATAAGCCAGGCATTCATGATTTATCACCTCCGAAATTTTCAAGCCTGTTGGCAATCATGATGGCGATATCAGGGATTGCTGGCGCTGTGGCTATACATGCGGGGTTGGCGCACAAACCATAGACGGCGGCAATCACGAGCTGTCTTTTCCAGTCGAGAGTTACTGGCTCAGAATTGGCGTCATCGCCGGACGTATCACTGCCTGGCTCGTTCTGAACAACGGTTTCGCCCTCCTGAGCGGCATCAACAGAGTTTTCCTGAATGATCTTCTCCTCAGTTTGTGCTGAGTCTTCTCCATCAGCGGCGTCATTTTCTCCAAAAGTTTCTGTGTAAGTGCTATCGCCCATTACCGCACTACAGTCGGGGCAGTTCCCCCCGCCAGTCTGACCACAGACGCGGCAGTTTTTTTCCAGCTCCGGTTGCGCTACTGGCCCTGGCTGTTGCTCTTCTGACCCGTTTTGTTGCGTATCCGGGCTGTTTTGTCCCGCTTCTGGGGCAATTTGTTCCACTTTGGACTGATTCTGGTCCTCAGTGTCGCGAGTCTGGATCCCCTTCACCCACTTCGGATCAGCAGGGTTACTGATGCCTTCAACGAATTCTCCACGCGAGGCAGCCAGTAATTTGTCGGCATCGACTGGATTTTTTGGGGGGATGTTTTCCCTGGCTTTATTGAGTTCCTCCCTCAGTTCCTGGTATTTCGTTTCTACAGATGAGACATTTTCCAGTGATTGCGTGTCCTCATTATGTTTAACTGGAATTTCTTCCACTGATTCAGGCGCTGCCTGTTCATTAGCCATTGTGTCCGATGCTTGTTGCTTTTCTTCATCGCCATGTTTTCCTTCTGCTGTTCCGCGCTGCGGCATCGGTGCTGATGAGCGACCGCAGGCAATTTCCACGATTTCCGGATCCGGGTTAGCGTGATCGGTTTCGGTCAACACTTTGTTGAGATATTCAGTCACGCGTGCCGGGATGGCCTCAATGCCGATTGGTGCTTCTTTCACGGAAGCCACCACAATGGCGCGGGAATAATCCAGCCCACCGGGCATGGCGATAAATTTGTCGCGAAAAACAGAAAAGGGCGGCTTATTCTCTGACACGATTTCTTCAACGCGTTTTGCGTGTGCTGGGTGCAGGTTATAAATATCCACATCCATTGAACGGGCCAGAACGCCGGTGGCTACATCTCGTGCGAGTGATGTCTTATCATGTTTGAATCCTTCACCACGATCGGTAAGATTTCCGCCGCCAGCGTTAGCACCGGAAGGCGTACGGGTAATGCCTGAAACATAATTTCCGTTCTGCCATTCTTTTGTCAGCAGGCCCTGATCAAGGTAGTCAGTTTTCATCCAGGTGGAAATGAACTTGTCGAATTCAGCCGGGCTGATGCGATGATTTGCAGAGTGGGGGAATGCTTTCCCTACAGATTCAGCCAGGCGACTAAGGTGATAGTTCGTCAGTTTATCCAGTTCATGATGTGCGGCGCGCACAGCAGTAAGCAGGCTCTGAAGGTAACTGTCCTCTGTGTCCATCTCCATACGGATCACGTTATTGCGTTGTTCTGGTGTGGCGTGATGCCGGTATTTTCCATCTTCATCCTTGCTGAAGAAGAAGAGGTGAAGGAAGCGATGAGTAAGGCTCAGAGTGGCGACGGGAATTTCACACTCAGAACAGTCATCGTCGCTGTCCGGGGATTCGCTTTTCTCCACATCATCCGGAATAGTTCCGTCCGGGTCATCGTTGTCATCGCCAGCAGTTGTGGCATCTTCACCGTTGATGTTGTCATTGAAGGATATAGCCATCATGGTGATGCCATCTTCCCCGCCTTTTTCATAGCGGTTGCAGAATTCAGTATCAAACACGCCTTCCGGTGGAAGGTCATTCACGACGGGGAAATTTACGCGAACGGGTTTTTTGAAATCATCCTCGTCGTAGCCTGCATCGTCCATGGCTGCAATGCAGCGGGAAACTGCGACAGAAAGTTTTCTGGCCTCGGTCCAGAAAAAACCGCCTTTGATGCCAAGGCGTTTTCTGACTTTATCGTTTTTTGCTTCGCAGTGTAGTGCAAAAGTCTGTTTATCAGCGCTCATTGTATTTAAACCTCTGGCTGGATTAGAATTAGCGGCCCTTTGTCTGATTTCTCCGAATACGGTGACGCAGGGAGAAATCCGGTAGCCTGCGCTGCCGGATTTTTATTTCAGTGGAAGGTTGCCTGGTTTGCTGTTTTGTGAGTTGTTTTTCCCTTTTCGTGCTGGCATTCAGGGCAGTCGCACTCAGAATTTTCTCTTGCAAACTCAAGAGCCTGTGCAAGTGTATGGATTTGTTGTACTCCAATGTTGCTTCTGACAACTTCACGTGCAGCATGAATATATGGGCTTGGTGTTTTGCCATTTAACCCACATAAAACAAAACGACTGTCCTTATATTCGTTATTTCCAACTTCTGTAAGCACTGAAAAAGAAAATACAAAGTCGATTTTGTATTCTTTGCATATTTTACTGATGCGTTCTGCAATTTCTTTGAGTTCATTTATTGCATCAGGACTGGTTTCGGAAAATATTTCATTTTGCGCAAGTTCTTTCATTTTGATTTTTCCGTGATTGATAATTAATGCGGTTTTATTTCGGCTTGTCTGTTACAGATATGGAAGGGGTATTTTATTACTCGTCACAACGACGCTGCTTTTACGGGTAAGCCATCGCGCCCGATGAAAACTTTAATCATGCAGTCGGTAATGCATGTTTTTGTTGTGAAGTTACGAATATAGAGTTTTCTCTTTTCAATATTGTTTGCTGAAGCGATATATGTCCGACCTTCATGAAGAACATAATCGCCAGGCGTCACGCACTGACGTGGTATTTCATCAGTTCCGAAGTGATGAACAATCATAATTATCTCCATTTTCACAAATGAACTTTGTTGATGCGGTGCCTGGTACCTCCAGGTGACGTTAACCAGTTAACAACTAACGCCGGGTCAGGGGACGATGACTTTCCGTGACATCCTGTCGGTTTAACTGTTCCGCGTGCGCATAGCCGCATTCACCGCATCACAAAATTCACTTTAAAAAGGGCGGACATCAGCAATCGGCAAACCGATGTCCGCCAAGGGCTACACACAGCAATGTTGTTATTCACAACCGGAAGCGCACGGTCGAAGAAATCTAACGACAAGCCTTCAATGGGAAAGAGTCTTCGCCGTGCACTTTCGTGTTGTACCCTGGCTTTCAGGGTAATGTCTGTTCAGTAAACTGAGAGTGCCGGAACTTACCCGTGTCCGGCGCACGATCTCCACCTCACCCGTGGAGAACTCCTCAACTACAAACCCCGTAAGGAGAGTGAATTTATGACACAAGAAGAAAAAGTGATGTTTCTGATGCGGCTGGCTGTCGATACCTACAACACACAATTCAGGGAGAAAGATATACCTCAAAAGGCAGTTCCTGCCGCGGTAGATAAGGGCGGTGCTATTGCCGTATTTTACGATGCATTTGAATCATTTTTTGATGAAAAACTCGACGCTGTTAGCGACTTCGGAACATCGAGTAATAAATAACGTTCATTACGGTTCTTAAACAACAATCAGTGGGCTTGATGTTGTTCTTTTCAAGCTCACTTGCCATCACTTCCATTATTCTTGCACTTACACGAATTATTTGGTGGCTGTAAGCGACGCAACTATCGCTGATATTGCTGTTTATTTCTATTACTTCATTTTCACCATTAGCATCAACTTCGGATGCGCTGTTTTCATTATCCTGTTTCAGTGCTTTTTCTGCCATCTGGATGCGTGTCAGCGTTGCGGAATTTGGGCTAAGTCGATAAACCTGTCTGGCATCTTCCAGAAGCAGGGCGATAATGTGCTTCAGTTCTGTTTCGTTCATAGTTAACTCCGGTAGTTGCAATTTATTAATATCAGGCGGTCAGCTCTTTAAGCTTCTGAACTGCTTTATTCATTTCATCCATACAGTCGATGAATTCGTCCAGTTTAAGCTGCATTTTTCCGGCGGCCTGAAGGATTTCAAGTTTTAAGGGCGCAAGTTTTTTGTTGAATGCATCATCTTCCTGGCGTTTTTTCTCCGCAATTTCGGCGGCTTTCAGCAATTCTTCAGCCTGTTTTCTGAGTATTTCTGGTGAAGGTGAAACTGCTTTGAGGTTATTCATTTCAGGTTCCTGTTGTTGCAGAATTAATTTGTTGCATTTTCTGCGTGAGCGTTTCATTGCAGATTCGCACTTCTTGCAATAAATGGCTCTCCCGTCACGCTTGCTGGCATCTGAATAAAAATCATTGACTGATTTTGTCTGCCCGCATCTGGTACATAATTTTGATTGAAGGTCCTTAGTGATTGTGACGTTTCCTTCCCGTTTGGGATATCCATATTTTTTGTGGCGGAAAAAGGTTACTCCGTTACCAGAACCTTCTTTTCTGACCTTAAATACAATGATGCTTTCCCGTTTATCGATAAAATCTATGAGCTGGTTTCTCTCCTTTCCTGACAGTTCGGCAAATGTCTTAACTTTTTTAGTAACTTCCGTAAGGCGAACTCCATCAGGCATTTTTTCAACGAAGTTTTTAATCTCTGCAAGCGGACGCCATAACTTTTGCGGCAAAACTGAAGGCGTGGTCATCAATCCCCTCGCCGTCAGTTGTTTTGATTTCCGGTAGCCTGCCGCGTAAATGGCTACGTTTGGAAGACATACACCAGTTTCTGGTTGCTTATGTCCAAACTCATTCGCGTACACAATGGCTGCTCGCTCCAGATTGCGTCTGTATTCTTTCTGTTGCCAGATCACGTCCTGTGCCATGAACTTAATTGGCTTAGCGTCTTCTATGCGCTCAGGCGTTTCGTGAGTACCTTTAGCCTGAATCTGCGCTCTGCTTAGAGTAGGGCGGTGTAATACTTCTGAACTTATTGCTTCTTCGCGGGCCAGTACGCAGTTAGCTAATGCCTTTGCCTTTAAACGCTCACGACGACGAGAACGTGAATTGCCTTTGAACTGAGTTCTGCGTGTCATATAGACCTCCTGATGAACTTTGGTGGTGTGGTAGGTGGGAGACCCATTTCGACCTGTTTCGGCCTACTTCAATTCGGCAATAGTCCCACAGGCCTCGCCGCTTTACGTGCGACATATTCCCGTCCATGAACCCTTCACCACACCCCAAAGTTCACTTTGGTTATTGCGCTTTGTCAGCGCCGTAGATTCATATTCGAATCGTTGTATATTCACCGCCCTGGTGAGTAATGCGTCCTGCTGATGACGATAATAGTGAACCAATAGTTCGACATTATCAAGAACTATTGGTACGAATTTTGGTGATTTATTAACTCTACGAAGTATGATTCTGATATATAAGGAAATTTATTTTTGAAAATGTGGCTGATGAAGGTTATGCGGCAGGGATCAGAACTGCATGGTTTAGCGAGTTACATCAATAAATACAATGAGTTATGTTTTTTTAGGTGGGGGATCGTGAGGCAAAGAAAACCCGGCGCTGAGGCCGGGCTAGATTTTAAAGTATTTATCTTTTAGAGATGTAGATGTAAAACTTTTCGCCTTTGAAAATTTTTTGTCATCAGAAGGGCTTATGAACTCATCTTTTTTGTAGGGAACCGCTAATGCTGCATCACGTCTGCGAGGCAGCTTGCTTACTTCCTCGCGCTTTTTCATGATCAGTTATCCTTTAATAACCTATACAGTTTTGTAGGGGTACATCCTGAGGATATTGTTAAGTTCGTAGCACGCCTTTTCCGCCCATCATCGTATAAACGAAAACCAGTAGTAGACGAATTTTCTGCGTCAAAAACTATAGACAGTATAGCGTCCCCAGACTTTTTTTGCCATTCGCATGTGCCGTTAGTTGGTTTCGTCATCTGTAGACGCCAGTCAAGAACGCCATCACTTATAGCTGAGAGATCGTTTAGTACATCTAGTACGGATTGATATCTTTCATTTGGATCTACATGAATGCATTTGTTCACTATTGTTATTAATTTTTTATGTATATGGGGAGGATACTCTTTTAATGGATAGCAGCCATTAATTATCGACTCTCTGAGTTGTTCAATCGTGCTAAATGCAGATCTTTCTCTTTCAAAATTATCATGTCCAACACACATTCTATATATGGTTAATCCTGCCTGATATATGTCATATGTGAAATTATAATCATTTGTTGATAAAGAAAAATATTCCGGTGGCACATGAAAATGATATCCAAACTCAGGCGCAGCTCTCGATTCCTCATTGACTAACTGAGATAATCCAAAGTCAGATAGCATGGCCTCATTTCTGTTTGATATCATAATGTTATTAGGTTTTATATCAAAATGCATAAGACCTTTTGAGTGTATATGATAAAGTCCACTTAAAAATTGAATGGAATACCGTATTATCTCCCTGCTTGTAAGATTATTTTTTTTCATTAATTGGTTTAGCGAACCATTATGATAAAATGGCATGGCTATATAGATATTGCTCTCACATTGAGCAGCATACTGAACTTGCACAATATTTGGATGTGCATGTTTATAGAGAAGCCTTGCTTCATTAAAGTAGTCGTCGTGGTTAGTGTTTTCTTTTTTTTCTATTTCTTTAATCACCAAGTCATGAGCTAGGTGTCTGTCATGAGCCAGATATACTTTTGAAAAACAACCCTGTTCTTCTAGATCACTAATCCATTCGAATTCTACATCAGCTCTTTTGTATGGAGTTAGCATCCCCTTACCTCCGCAGATAGAGCAGCCAAAACAGCTTCATTTGTTTCAGTTGTAAAACCAGAATTATCGATTCCATTTATATTGCGGTGTGACTTCAATATTTCTTTATACTCGATCTCTGTTAGGTTCAATGATGATTTCATGCCAGATTTTCTAATAGTGTAATATTTTCTTACATCACTGCTTGAAAATGCTTCTTGAATAACAGCTTCTATATAAAGGCGGTCAATGCTAAGATTATCAGAGTTTGATTCAGTAACGCGTATGGCAGCTAATTCAACATTATATAAATTAAGAATGTCGAGGATGTTATTTCTCACATACTTTAATTTTTCTGGTGTGTCTAAGGTCGAAGGTATTTTAATAACATCAACACATTTGAGTGCAGACTCATTAGTGCAATATACAACAAAAGATGTAACTTTGGGCGCCGCTCTAACACCTAGTATTCTCATTTTTTATATCCTATTTTAGAATCAGGCCGCATCTCTGCGACCATCCATCATCCAAACGTCTCTTCACTCATCCGAAGAAGCAGCAATCCGGGTCAGCACGCACAAGCTCAAGCGCATCAGTCAGCGAAAGTTCAGTACTGTACTGATGCCATTTCATATCCTTCCGCATCCAATAGATTTTCCATCTATCCAGAGAACGTATGTACTTGATTCTTGCTGATGGCAGGATGTTTGTTTCACCTGGGTTGCCCTGCCACACGGGGCGCTGTTCGCCGATATCTATCGTTTGGTCATTGATGCTATAAACAATATCCAGTTCATTGCGGATATGTTCAGGCGGCCTTATGCTTTCAATGAATTGGTGAACTTCTTTTTTGACCGCTTGATATTCAAGGTCAGTGAACGCCATCTATCCTCCTCACCCAAACGTTTCTTCTGGCCACTGGTTACCAGCTATGTGACGATGAAGTCACGAACTTTTCAGCCACTCCCTTGCCTCGATGTCATCCAGATGGCGAGATTGCTTCAGAATACCAGCTACATACTCCACCTTTGCTACTTGATGATAAGGCAACGTTATAGGCCTGTGATCCTGGTTAATGCTTGTAAATTGGTATTCTCCATCTCTGTCATAGCCAAGAACCTTAATCATGTTGTGTCCTTCAACGGTTCTGACAAACACCTCATCACCCGGGAATACTTTGGTGTTAGGCTCAATGAGTACATATTCTCCTGATTTTATTCTGGGCCACATGCTGTCTCCTTTCACACGAAGGCCAAAGGCATCTGGATCATCGCTATAAATTTTGAGCCACCCATCGCGCTCTTCGGTCATCTCGATGGCACCATCAACACCAAGAATTGCCTCACCAACCACGCGCACTAACCCTTTTTTTAATTTGCCAACAAATGAAAGAGTATCTTCATCATTCGCTCCATTTAACGAAGTGCCGTGCTGAAGCCAAACAACATCAACGTTTAGAAATTTCGCAAGCGCATTCATTTTTTCCTGACGCGGTAAAGACTCAGCATTAAACCATTTGCTAACGCCTTTGGACGAAAGAGAAAGGGCACGGGCTATAGCCATTCCCCTACCATGTTCATCAAGACCAGCTTCTTTACAGGCTTGCGCTAGCCGCTGGGCGAATTCTTTGCGCACTTTTTCATTCTGAACCATGAGTACGATACTAAAGCACTTGCAAAAACTTTCAGTTCAATCATAATGCGTACTGAAAGTACGAAAAAGGATATCCCTATGCAAAATCTTGATGAGCCGATTAAAGGTGTCGGCATCCCTGAAGTTGCGAAGGCTTGTGGAGTTAACCTGATTGGTGCGCTTGTACCGGATATGGTTGCAGGCGGTGTGACTAAAAAGCTGGGTGATGTCACTCTGCGAAAAGTGCTGACCGCCGGGCTGGAGAAAAAATACATCGCGGCAGGGATGCAGCCGGAAAGAGCCACAGCACTGGCAGCCGAAGCTGTCGATAAAAAAATGCCGGATTTTTTCCAGGCAGGCCTGATCACCCATTCCACTGTCAGTGCGCAAGGGCGGAGTGCAATGGCAGCGGCAGATGCTGTTCTTAACGCGGATTATTCTGAGCTGGCGAAGTCACCGAAATTTCAGCAGACCTTTTTGTCAATTGATGCAGATCCGCAGCACGCGCAGCTTACTGACCGCCAGAAAATGGACCTGGCAAAAGAGCGTGTTGCCGATGAGGTGCGTGCGCAGCTGGCAACCGATCCTGAATTGCTGGCTGTGAATGCCATGGCGGCAAAACTGGGCGATGCTCAGTTGCTTAATCTGGCGATGCGGGGCACGGCGAAGACCGTTAAAAGCGGCATTGTCAGAAATGCCACGGAACAGGGGACGATTAATGCGGCGCAGGGTGGCTATTCACGCTATCAGGAAAACACGGCATTGCGTGAGACCGCCGGAATGGATGTGTCACCGTGGGAGGGCGTGGCTGACGCAACGATCGAAGGTGCAGCCCTTGGTGCTGCAATGGGGGCACCATTCGGTGCGGCTGCCGGATATCGTGGAAAACGTCAGGCGGCAGATGAAGCAGCCATGCGTGAGGCTGAAAGCGTTCCTCAGGACGAATCGGCTCCGCAACCCGAACCGGTTGATCCGGTGGCACAGCATCGTGAATCTATGCAGGGGATGAATCGCGAGCAGCTTCTGGAACAGTATGCTGATGCGGATATGGCACATGAGGGAGACACGTCTGCCGTTCATCGCCGGGAAGCCGCCAGCCAGCTGTTGAATGAACTGGATGAACAGGCGAAGCGACAGGCGGTGATGGATGAGCTGAAGGCGAAGCCGCGCCCTGAACTGCTTGAGGAATACCGAAAACTCAGCCAGAAGGAAGGGCGTACTGATACTGAAGAGCAGCAGTTACAGGCAATACGTGATGTGCTTCGCCCTCAGCGGGAGGCCAGACCGGAGGCACAGCCACAGCCGGAAAATGCGGATGATGGCGACGGGAGTATTTACCCGACGGTGCGGTTCCGCGATCCGGATGAAGTTCGTATTGAAATTAACGAGAGTGGTGCGTCCAGACCAGCAGAACGCATTGAAAAGGTGCGTCCGGACAACCGTTATTTCACGGATGAAAAAAGTGCTCTGGGGAGCGACGTTTTCCGCAATGCCAGCGCCACCGGCCTGAAACCGTCCGTAGTGAAGAAAGGCGAGAATCAGTATGCCGTTGAAATGGATAATCCTGCGTTCTCTGAAGATGTGGCAACGGAGACCATTAACACTCTGGCTGACGGAGAGCGTATTACTGATGCTGATCCGATGGAACAGCCCGCGTTCATGCGTGACCCGCGATTCCGTGGTTTTACGGGGGATGATACAGAAGTGCAGGCCCGTCTTGCTCGTGGCAACGCGCCGACGGCGGAAGAACTGGTGCGTTCCCAGATGGCTGAAGGTGATGCCGGTCCGACAGCACAGGAGTTAACTGAGCGTCCACGCCTTCCCGCTCCCGGCGATATTCATCCCGGACAGGGATATCCGTTACCAGGAGAAGTAGCGCGTACGCCGGATGAAAATCAGGCCGGACGTGGTGGTCGTTTTACCACAACCGGTGAGGTGAAGGGCCAGAGTTTCCAGAAAGGACGTGCGCAGGCACCGGAAAATGCCGCTGGTCGCCAGGGGGAAATACTGGAGGGCGAAACAGTTCGTCGTGGTCTGCCGTCACCGGATGAGCAGAACGCCACAGCACCAGTGCGTGAAGGTCTTCCTGCACCTGAAAGTCAGCGTGGGGTTGATATGCCACAGCCTGAATCACTCCCTCGTATGGTTCGTGACTCCCTTCCGGAACTGGCACAGCAGGCAGAAGCACGCAGACAGACCGGGGATAATCGCCAGACCATAACCGATGTTCCGGATACTGAGGTGCCGGTGCCGGTAGATAAACCGAGCACTCACCAGCAGGCGCGTGGTGCGAAAATTGAAGACTTTGGCGAGGAGATTAAGGGCGCGGCAAAACACCGTTATGCGCAGCTTGCTGAAGCTATGGGTAAAACGCTGGAGGATGGGGAGTACGCGACACAACCACTGAGCAAACTGTTTCCAAAGCCGGATTATGCCCGTCTGGAAAAAGAAGGTGTGGATAGTGACACGCTGGCAATGATGGCGTTGTATCGCAGTGAAATTCCCACCAGAACAAGCCGTAACATGCAGAAATGGATCAGCATTGTTAAAAGCGGTCGCGAAGCTACTGCCGGTATGCTGGAGGGGAAAATTCCGGCAGCGAAACTGGCTGATATGATGGACAGTAAGCCGGGGTTACGGAGCATGTCGGATACCTGGAAACTGCTCCGTACGCTTTCTGCATTGCAGATTGATAAAGCATCCGGCTATCGTGTCAGGTCCGGTGTTTATTCGTTTGTCGGGGGAAAACGTTACGATCCGCCGCAAATGATGTATTCGCTTCGTGATAGCAAGGGGCGCGACCTCTTTTTCTCGGAAAGCCGGGATGAGTTACTGAAAAAGGCGAAAGCATATTTCGATGAACAAGGCTCCAGAGAAAGGGAAACGCCAGCAACCTCTGCTGATGACAGAATAACCTTTGACGTGTACCGGCATAAGGCCAGTGGCGACATTTTTATCGGTTATGGCAAAAACAGGCAGAAACTGAAGGGCGGTTTTGAGTCTGCCCGTGATGCACATGATTATGTGCGCACACATCGTGATGAGCTGGTTAATCAGGTGAAGGCGCTGCGTGAAGTCTCGCGTGAGGAGCAGCGTAACGCCACCAACCGCGATCGTACCGGACCAGAACGCCGCAAGGGGGATGTTTCGCCGGAGCAGTTCAGTGATGCGTTTGGTTTTCGTGGTGTGCAGTTTGGTAATTATGTGGAAAGTCCGCGTCGTCAGGCTGATTTGAACCGGGCTTATGACTCGCTGCATGACCTGGCTGACGTGCTGAACGTGCCGACAAAAGCGCTTTCTCTGAACGGTCGTCTTGGGCTTGCTTTTGGTGCCCGTGGTAAGGGTAAGGCGGCGGCACACTATGAGCCGGGTGAGGTGGCAATCAACCTGACAAAAGGTAACGGACCGGGGGCGCTGGCCCACGAATGGTTCCATTCACTGGATAATTATTTTGGTCGTTATGATGTTTCCACTGACGGGAAGATCACGTCAGGTGGCGACTATATGACGGAAGCACAGCGTGCCGGGCGCGTATTTAAAGACGGCAGGTATGTTGATGCGGAATATCCGGTACGTCAGGAGGTTTACGACGCGTTTAAAGGCGTGATGAAAGCCATTAACAGCAGTGACATGTTGCGTCGTTCTGAACGCCTGGATGGCGTTCGTTCAAAACCGTACTGGTCAACGGATGTTGAAATGGCGGCGCGAGCCTTTGAGCGTTATGTTCAGGATAAAGCGCGTATGGCTGGCGTGGAGAATGATTATCTGGTCAATATCCGTAAGGCGGATGACCATGGACAGCCGGACACCTACGCTTATCCGACGAATGCAGAACTGGATGGCGGTATTCGTGAGGCATTCGATCACTTGTTCCGAACACTGAAAACCCGTGAGACGGACAAGGGAGTTGCGTTTTATTCCCGTAAGGGCGTGACCCGCACACCTGAAGGCAATCTGATTTCGGATGTTAACCGTAGTGCGGAAGCCAAAGGCAGTCCGGTCCCGCAGGTTGAAGCTGTTGCCCGTGGCGTGATTAGTGGCATTAAGGACAGTGACCTGAAGGTCCGCGTGGTGAAGTCACAGAAAGAGGCTGAAGCACTGGCGGGGGAATCATTCGACGGTTACGGCAAGGTGCACGCGTTCTATCGTCCGGATAAACGTGAAATTGTCCTGGTGGCGGATAACATCCCTGACGGGCGGACCGTTCGCGAGAAGTTACGTCACGAGATTATTCACCATGCAATGGAGCATGTAGTCACGCCAGCGGAATATCAGACGATTATTAAGACCGTGCTGAAAACCCGTGACAGTGATAACGCCACCATCCGTGAAGCCTGGCGTAAGGTTGATGCGTCTTATGGTAAGGAATCACCGGAAGTGCAGGCGGGTGAATTTCTGGCGCATATGGCAGAGAAGCAGCCGATTAAATTCGTGGCGGCATGGGAGCGTGTTGTTGCCCTGGTCAAAGGGGTACTGCGTCGTACGGGGTTACTGAAGCCGACGGAACTGAACGATATCAGACTTGTTCGCGAAACTATTCGCACGTTAGGCCAGCGTGTGCGGGAAGGTTACACGCCGCGTGAGGATGGCGCGGACGCATCGTCTCAGTACTCCCGTAGCGGTAAGCCTGATCCGTTCAAAGTGCCGGAAGGTGAGGGCGAGCGTTATCGTGATGACCTTGCCAGAATGATGAAGTCTCTGCGCTCAACGGATTTAACGGTAAACATCGGGCGTACGCCGCCGGTATTGCGTCACCTTGGCGCACCAGATTTGCCGCTGGTTATCTCCCGCGACACTGTGCGTAAGGCCACCAATGGTGTGAAACATGTGGTGCCGATGGATGTTATCGAGAGACTACCGGAACTGATGCACGATCCGGATGCAATTTACCGTTCCGCGACAGAAAGAAACGCGGTTGTGATGCTGCTTGATGCCGTGGATAAAAATGGTGATCCGGTGGTGTCAGCGGTACACATGAAGGCTGTCCGGTCGCGCCTGGAAATCAACAAGGTGGCATCTGTTTACGGTACGGAAAACGGGAAAAAACTGAAGAGTATGGAAATGACCGGTTTAACGTTGTACCGGAGAGAAAAATTAAGCCGCGATAACCTTCTGCACAGAGGGCTCCAATTGCCCAAAGGGGAACATTCTTATCGCGGCTCTGTTGATAAAATACTCTATCCTGAAGATATTCGCAAGGGGCCGTATTACTCCCGCACCAGCAGTCTGACGCCGGAAGAGACAATTGCATCCCGTTTTGTTCGCCAGATGCAGGATAAATTCCAGGTGCTGAAGGCGGTGCAGGAGAATATCCGTAAAACTGGCGGAAAAATAGATGACAGCAATAACGCCTATATGGCTGAAGAACTCTTCCACGGGAAGGCGGAAAACGACCTGAACGTAATGAAGGAGCGCTACGTTCAGCCGCTGGCCAAATTGCTGGCGGACTACAAAATTGCGCAGGCCGATCTGGATGAGTACCTCTACGCCCGTCACGCGCCGGAACGTAACGTGCATATTGCGAAAATCAACCCGAAAATGCCGGACGGCGGTTCGGGGATGACCAACGCGGAAGCGGCGGAAATCATGCAGCGTGTGCGTAACAGCGGCAAACAGGCACAGTATGACCGTCTGGCAGGGATTATTGACGATATGCTGGCCCGTCGCCGTGAGATTATCCGTGAGGCAGGACTGGAAGAGAGCGGCGTGGTGGATGCCTGGCAGAAAGCCTACCGTTACTACGTCCCCCTGAAAGGGCAGGATGTTGACGGTGTGGTGTCACAGCCACGTACAGGCAAGGGATTCACCATCGGCGGGCGTGAAAGTAAGCAGGCCATGGGGCGTGCATCCCGCGCACAGTCTCCTTCCACTCAGGCGATACAGGATTTGAGTGAATCGCTGATCCGCAATCGCAAAAATGAAGTGGGTAACGCCTTCCTGAAACTGGTACAGGATAATCCCGACAAGGATTACTGGCAGGGATTCACTGATGACAGACCGGATACAATGCGTGTGATTGCAGAGCGCAAGGACCAGGAAACTGGTGAAACCATTCGCGAAGTTGTCGAGCGCCCTGTGCCGATGGCAATGATGGCGGATCGCTACTTCACCACCAAAAAGGACGGCAAAACTTACTACATTAAACTTCATGATCCGCGCCTGATGCGTGCGATGAAGAACATGGGGCCGGAAACCAGTAACGCCGTAATCCGTACGCTGGGGAAAGTTAACCGCTTCCTGGCAACGGTGAACACGTCGTATAACCCGGAATTTCTGGTCAGTAACTTCATCCGTGACGTGCAGACTGCGGTGATGAACCTGAAGGCTGAGCAGGGAAGGAGCGACGGTAAACTGAAAGAGCTGGATAACTTATCCGCGCTGGCTGTGGTGAAAGACAGCCGTTCCGCCATGTCAGCCGTATACGCAAGTCTGCGGGGTAAAACCCTCACGGGCAAAGGCGCACAGTGGCAGAAAGTGTGGAAAGAGTTTGTTGAGGACGGAGGTAAAACCGGCTGGTTTAACATGGGTGACCTTGAGGGCCAGCAGAAGGAAATGGATCGCCTTGTGTCGCTGGCGAAGGGCGGATGGAAAGGCCAGAGTATCGGTGCATGGCATTCGTTCCTGAACCTGGTCGAGGATGCCAACGGCGCGGTTGAAAACGCTCTGCGTCTTTCTGCCTATAAACACGCCCGTGATGCCGGTTTGTCACGCCAGCAGGCGGCGTCTCTTGCCAAAAACATGACGGTGAACTTTAACCGTCGTGGTGAGCAGGGGATGCTGATGAACTCGCTGTACATGTTTGCCAACGCCAGCATTCAGGGGACCGCAAACCTGGTGAGAACGCTCGGACATCTTAATGGCGACGGGCCGTTACTGGAGCGCCTTCGCTGGAAGAATCTCAATGTACCGCAGAAAATCGTGCTTGCAGCTGTGGGAGCGGGTTATCTGCTTGGCTCGCTTAACCGCAGTGTGGCGGGGGAGGATGATGACGGGGGTAACTGGTACGACAAAGTACCGTCTCATGTGAAAGAGCGTAACCTCGTCATCATGAAATCGATGTTCGGGGGCAAGGCCGGTGAGTACTGGAGTATTCCTCTGCCTTACGGGTACAACGTGTTCTTCCTGCTTGGTCATACAGCTGAAGGTGTGGCAGCGGGCGACCTGACTGCTTCACGTGCTGCCGGTAATGTTGTCGGCGGTATCCTGGGGGCATTCAGCCCGATCGGCAGCGAGACGTCGGAAACGTTGTCGGGGGCATTGCTGAAAAATGCAGCACCGACAATTCTGCGTCCGTTTGCGAATCTTGCCATGAACGAAAACTTCATGGGGGCGCAGATTTACCAGGAGAACATGCCGTTTGGTACACCAAAACCTGACAGCCAGCTGGGAAGACGTTCAACGCCAGAAGCGTACAAGGCGTTTGCATTCTGGCTGAATGCGTTCTCAGGTGGCAGCCAGTATCGTCCCGGCGCGGTGGATATCACACCGGAATCGCTGAAATTCTGGATTGACTATATCTCCGGAGGGACAGGGCGCTTCATTTCCAAAACCACGGATGCGGCGGTGAAATCGCTGAATGGTATTGATATACCGGAACAGCAGGTGCCCTTCCTGGGGAAAATTTCGGGTGAGGTGATGCCGTATGCAGACCAGCAGAAGATGTACGACCGGATGACAGAGGTTGCGCAGTATCACGCAGAGCTGAAGAGTCTGACCGGTGCAGAAAGAACGGCGTTCATTGACGAGAACAACGGAAAATTGTTGATGAACGGGCTTATGCAGGATACCCGGAAGAGACTGAAGGATTTGCGCAAACAGCGCGATGCCATTTATGCCGACAGTTCTCTCAGTCTGGCGCAGCAGGCGGCGATGGTGAAATCGGTAGAGCGGGATATGAAGGTTGCCGTGGATCGGTTTAACCGCGAGTACAACAAAAAAGTGGGAGTGGATTAACAGAAATGGCCCCGTACGGAAGTGCGGGGCTGATTAAGAAATAAACACACATTAACCTGTAATAACCGGAGCTATTAACATATAGTCAGAAAGAGTATTTCATGTGAGACAGAGAGCCGATTTATGTTTAATGAAGAAAAAGTTGCGCAAATGGCAGCGTATTTGCTGAAAAAGCATGGCGGATCTATGCGTTTCATTAAGCTGATGAAGCTGATGTATCTCTCTGACCGCAAAGCAATGGAGTCTTTAACCGGGAAGGGGAGAGGTTTGAATGCTCCCCCACAATTCCCCGGCATCAAATCTCCATGCAGGTGAACTATTTTACCCCCAGCGGCAAAATCGCAAAAACAATCAGTGCGATCGAAATGGCAGCCACTACAATTGCAAATGCTTCAGGCTAGGTCATTGGCGTACCTCCTTCGGCGGTTCTGGTAGCGGCATCCAGTGGGTTACTTCTTTGAGATGCAGGTCTTCGCCATCACCGTCATCCCAAGTGGGATTGCCATCATTAAACCAGTCGCCATATACGCCGACCTGAGTGTTGGGGATGCTTGGTGGGTAGTTGTTTTTAAAGTCAGCTGCTAACACATAGTATTGTCGCTCTCCCATTTCTGGCATTCGATCACTACAGCTTATCCAACCATCCGGAGTTACCGGATGGTTGGTTGACGCTTCCGGGATTTTCCGAAAATTATTGGTTGACGAATCTTTATTTTCCCGAAAGTTTCCGGACTGAAGCATGGCGGCGCGGCAGGCGTTCCATATTTCGGCAGCAATATCGCGCTCGCTATCGGTTAATTTGTACGTGGAAACATAGCCAGAGAGCATTTCTACGTTTTCCGGAGTTGCTTCTTCCGGCACTACCGGCGCTGGCGGGGCGATGCGTCCAAGCAACTTATTTACCTCTTTCGCCATCGCGTCATATTTATCTAAATGGCGATTAGCTTCTAAGCAGACTCGGCGCATCTGATCTGAGTTAACTCGTTTAACTGGATCTGCTTCCAGCGATGCCAGTGCAATCCGTGCCAGTTCTTCCGCTTCTTCTGCTGGCAGTACAACGTTGCTACCAGGTCCGTATGTTTCGCGGCACTGCTTGATTGTCAGTAGTCGCTCTTTGGTAATAGTGATCATGCCGCGTTTCCTTCTTTCTTATTAACAATTACACCGTCATATATTTCATTAAGGTGCCCTCTCAACTCCATGCGCCTTAATGCAGATAACATGTAATCGCATTCAACCTGCTTATTTCCAGTAAATGGCTTATCGTCAGGATTACCCCAACAGCAATTACCCCTGGGCCACCCATGTACTTTCCGTACTCTTCCGTTAACAACGTGAAGTAACCCCCAGCCAGGTGGTAAATCCTCAATTGAAATAATTCCCGGCTCACTAATAAAGAATCGCCAGTCGCCCATTCCAAGAGACGGATTTTTACGAAAACGCTTTTTTCTATCTGCTAACAAGTCAGCACGAGAACACTTCGCCTCTATCAGGCATGATGCTGAATTTCTGAATCCCATAGCATCTGGCTGTTCTCCGGTACTGGTTACAGCTATAAAGCGGTCATGAAAACAAACCTTGAACCCGTTGCGCTTAAGGAACTTGTACGCAATCTGACAGAGTTCGTGGTGTGTTAACGCCATATCACTCTCCTTTGATGCGAATGCCTGTTGCAATGCTGTTTATGATGCTGTCAGTGCATGGGGTAGAAAGCTGGGCATCTCCAGCAATTTTCATGACCTCAACATCTGCATATCGAATACCGAGGTGTATCAGACCGGCTATGCCTGACTTAAGCCGAGCATTTTCCATAAATAGAACTTTTGCCCGCTGTTTTTCTGCTTCAAGCTCAACGCGCAGCTTCCCTACCGTTAGCGCAATATCCTCGTTCTCCTGATCGCGGCTTTTGATGTATTGCAGGTTTCTTTCCCGTTCATCCAGCAGTGCCAGCACGGTTTCTGGTCCGGTCAGAAATTTGAAGGCGTTGAGCGCATCAATATCCACACCGTAATCTTTAAGTTCCTGTTCACTTAACAAGTCATCATCAGCTGGCAACATTAACAGGCGTTCCATTGCTGGAATTGCACGTTCCGCCACCTCACGCAGTGCCTGGTAATTAATTTCGCTCACTGGTTGCCTCCTTTGCGAAGCTGGGCAGCAAAGTCAACTAACCACTCAGTCATTTCAACCTTCCCTACCAGGTCTGAACCAGGGTGCATACAGCAATCACTCTGCGCCGCTTTGAAATCCTTATACTCATATTCTTGGGCCACCAGATTTTTTGCAGCTTCTATAGCAGCATCCACCCCCTGCGCCCGGACTTCAGCCAGGAAAGCATCAGTGGTTGGCGTTTCAGGTATCTGTCTCCTCATCCGTTCTATTGCATGATTGAACCCGAAGTCTTCCGCGAGAGATACGTCATCCATATTGTCATTGTCATCCTCAATATCCCGTGATTCTGGAATTGCAGACTTTATTCCCGCATTCTCAGCAGCCAGCGCCGCGCACTTGGCCTCAAGAGCGGCAACCACTTCCTGATGGTCTTTGTACTTAACGTATGAGCCGGAGATGTCATCACCTTCGGTGTTTAGCCATGCGTCATTGCAATTCACTGCGTAGGTTCTGATGCT